TCGCACAGGAGCTTCAAGTGCCAGTTCCAGACCGGCGGCTCTGGAATGAGGACGTCCCAGAACTTCTGCAGGAAGTAGTAGAAGCTCTCGCGACACAAGGAGGCCCCGGTCTCCTCCATCGAAACGGTCACTTTGCTCAGGTCTTGTTCGGTAGGCATTGGTAGATGTGGAAGGTCTCGGCGTCGCTGCGCATGATTACGCATACCCGCTCGCAGTCCACGATGGAGGCGACGGTGTGCAGGACTGCGCGCTGGTATCCCTCGTCGCTGTTTGGCGAGAGGATGCCGATGTCCATTAAGCGGTGACGCAGTTGCGGGACGACTTCGGCTTTCATTTGGAGGCTTCGATGCAGGCCACGCCCAGCGGGATGAGCAGGAGCACGGCGACTTCGACATGCGTTTGCCTGCCCAGCATGGAGCCCGCCACGATAAGGAGGGAAATGCCAAGGGACGAGGCGGTGGCGCGGGCAATACGGGCAAGGGCGGGCTTCATACGGGGCTTGTAGGGGTGACGTTCTTGGCGGGGGCGGTTGCTCTCCATTCCAGCATCGCCTCGTAAACCTGCGCGCGAACCTCAAACGGGAGCTTGAGTTCGCCGATGGGGATATGGGTGTGGACGTGGTTGATGGTTCCGCTGTGCTCGACCTTCACCTTCTCGGCGTATCCGCGGTCAGCGTTGATGGTCTTGTTCGCAAAGATTACGGCGAAGGGGTTGCGAGCCTTCACGAGGTCCAGGAGTCCTTGCTCGAAGAAGTTCTTCTTATGGAAGTTCAGCTCCTCCCAGAGCGTCGCGAAGTCGGGGTCGCGCTCCAGCCACTTGCGCAGCTGACCACGGGACACCCCCACCATGGTCAAGGCGGCGGAGACATCGAAGGTCTTGTGCGCAATGGCATGGACGAGCATCTGCTGGCGAAGGCGTTGGTTGGTGTCGGACTTGAACAGCTCCTCGATACTGGCGCGGGCGTTGTCGCTGTCCTCCAGGTATTCCAACTGGTCCCAGACTGCACGTGCTTCGTCGCTGAGGTGCTTGTAGACGTAGCCCGAGAGGGTGTCGTCCGACTTCGGGTCGCTTCGTTTGCGCTGCGCGGTCTCGAGGGCGTAGCCGAACTCGTCGTGCCGCTTCTTCCACTCCTGGAGCGTGGCTTCGGTGATACCAATGCTCTTGGCTATCTGCGACTCAGGAGCGCCGGAGCTGGCAAGGATGAACGCGTCGATGCTCATGCGAGGCGCGTAGGTTACGGCGGTTCGCCGCTTGGCTGTGGGTTTCTTGGTCATGGTTGGTGTCGGTTGCGCCATGCGTAAACGCTAGGCGGGGTGTTCGTCAGCTCTATGTTCTGCGACAGGGGGCGCACAGTAGTTGCCCCGCCTGAGGCCAAAACTCAGGCGGGGCAGGTGTCTCCAGAACCTGCGCAGCCGATGCGCAGGAAATTGGCCCCTCGGGACAGAGCTTGGCGGATGGCATACTGCCGAGGGGCGCTTATGGTTATCTCATGGTTGTGGGAGGAAAGGGACCTCCAGCCGACATCGGTTAGTGCCTAGCGGGCATAGAATCCTCTGAAGAGGCTTAGGAGCGTCCACGCTGCCTTGCGGTGAAGTTGGCGGCGGTGCGTCTCTGTCGTGGCGACGCTTGCGCAGCCTGCTTTGTGGCTACCTAGTTTGTTGATGTCGGGGGAGGAAGTGGTGGCTCCTAGAGACATTGAGACTCTGCCTACTACCAAATCTTTCGGGTGACTGTCTTACCGAATCGTGTAAGAAAGAGTCCGAGGCTTTTGGGTTTAGCCTAGCACTAGAGGAGCCAAAGTGGTGGACGTGGCGGGAGTCGAACCCGCGTCCCCTACCCTGACCTCCGTCGCATTGCACAGGCTTGTCACTGACTACTAACTAGGGTTCTGCGGAGTAGCTTCGGCAGCGCGAACGCTGACACCTAGGCTGTCGTTCTCCGCATCACCTCCACCTCCGATTTAGAATCCGGCTTGGGATTGCCTGTTACGCTCTCGCGGTTGAGCCCTGGAGTCTAGCGAGAATCAAACATCCAAGGCGTGCTCGCTGCCCGCTTAGGCGGCGAGGGCCATCGCTTCACCGCGGAATCCGCGGCTGGCAGTGGCAGGAACCGTAGTGGTGCCGTTTGTTTGTTTGGTGTCGTGGATTTGCGTGGGACAAACACCATCCCACGGCCTGCGTCTCTGGAAGTCAAAGCAAGGTCGAATACCCTGCACGCCCAAAGTATCAAAGAACGAAAAGGTTTTGCACCTCAGCCTCCATTATCTGAAGGCCTCGGCGTCACTCCAGCAAGAACTCGCCATGCGCCATTACCCAATTGAGCAGCTCCGCGCCGAGCGGGACGTTGTGCACGCCCTTGGGCCATGCCTCCCCGCGCTGGCAAGGCGTGCTCGTCGAATGCACCCAGCGCGACAGGGCCTTATGGCAAGCGGGTGTCAGGACCTGCTCGAGTGCGAGCAGCTGATGCGCCTGCACTTTGCGCGCTTCGGCGAACGTTCTCCCGTATCGGTCCGCAAAGTCCACGAAAGGGGGCTGCGCGGGGGTGGCTACGCTGCCCGCAGGCGGATTTGTAGGCGTTGGGGTGGGTGCTGGAGGCTGTTTGGCTTTGGACATGGCTGTTTTCTGGTTTGGCGAACTGTTGGTATTATCGGAGGGATTCGGTCGGCGTGCCGCCTGCAATGGGGCGCGCCACCTTGAGCTTCTTGCCCTCCTCGACACCCGAGCGGAAGGCTTCGGCGTCGGCTTTGATTTCCCGCGCCTTGGGTGTCCGGATGTCGGGGTCCTCGGCGATGGTCTTGGTGAGGAGTGCTTGCTTGTCGACCAGCACCAGCGCGTAACTCTGTGCCCCCTGCGCGGCGACCTCCGCAGCCTGCGCATCCTTCCAGGCCTTCGTGAACCCTGCCTGGAGTCCCCAGTAGTAGCCATTGCGCAGAGCGCGGGTCTTCTCGAGTCCCCGCTTGCGCAGGTAGGCGTAGTAGAGGCGGGGGAAGGCGTCGTTCAGGACCTCGAACGCATAGGTGGCAAACGCCATGTCGGCCGGAGTTCCAATCATGTAGTAGGTGTAAACGCCTGCGCACTGATTGCGAATGATGCTCACGCAAAAACACTCGCGGATTATCTGGCGCACAAACGGGTGGGCTGGGCGCTTGCTACGCCATGCGCCTTCGATGCTTGCGCGCTGGAACGTGGGGGCTTGCGCCTTACCGGAGCCAAGCTGGTGAGCCTCGATGCCCCACTTGGTCATCAGCTTGCTGGCAGAGGCAAAGGCACTAGTCGATTCGGCTTCGGTTGCGCCTGTGTCGTGGGCGAGCGCGAGGAGCTTGCGAATCTTTTCAATCTGGTCGGCGGTTGGTTGGTTGGTGTTCATGGGTTGGCGGGTTTGGTTATTTGGTGGGGTAGGCAATGGCGTAGGCGCGGGCACCAAGCTCACGCTCGGCTTTGCGGGCAAGTTTGGTGTCGAGTCCGCGCAACGCCTGCAGGGCGTAAGCCCAGGCGTCGGAAGCAAGGCAGGCGGCGAGCAGAGCGTCGGGGCGCTTTGCAGCCTCCCGAACCTGCACCAACCGGAGGTCCGCCATGACCATCCCATCGTTGGCGAGGGTGTTTGCCTCGCCCGCTAGGGTTGCGCATTCCCAAGCGGCATCGTAGGCGGCCTCTGCCAGCGCAACGGAGGCGGCGGGGGTGTTGGTGAAGCGCGGGTCCTTATACTGGGACGCATACTTTGCAGCGTTAAGCTCCAGGAGCTTTTCGAACTTTGCGGGAATCTTTTGTTTCATCGGTTTGGCTTGTTACTCCACCAACCGAACAGAGCAGCAAGCTGACGTCAATCGCCAAAGACACAAAAAGATTCTGCCTGCGCAAACTGCCTCAAACCTCGCGGCTCTCCCCGTGCACCCACTTGCAAACGGGGAAGCGCAAACTCGGGAGTCCTGTTTTGCTGTCCACGGTCTCCTCGAAATACTGAACCGTCAGCACCTGACCAATCAGCTCCTCTGGGTGCTTATGATACCGGATGCGTTGCTTCTTGGACCAGCCCGAACCAACGCCGACTCGGTTGCCCTTGAACTCGATTAGAGCTGCGTCGAGCATGACCCGCTGAACGCTCCGCTTTTCGAAGGTAACGGGGTCCATCTCGAACGTGAGCTGCGGGGCGCTGGTGACTGCGACGACGCGAGCTTCGAGGTCGTGCATCTTCTTGACCTTCAGAATGTCGTAGCTGCGAGCGCCGAGGTATCCGTTTGCATGGCGCAAGATGAGTCCTTCCCAGCCTTCGCGGCGAACGCGAGCGAGCAGCTCCCCGAACCGGCTTTCGTCCTCCAGCTTCCACTGAAGCACGCGCTGGAGCACCAAGCCTTCGGGGTCGGCGTGGTCGCAGAACTGGATGAGCTGTGCCTGCCGAACCTGGAATCGGGTCGAGCCCTGCCGCTCCTGGAACTCTCGCAACGGCAGAAAGTCGAACAGATGGTATCGCGGGTTGGGGATGGTGTGTCCCTTGCGCCGAATCTGCTTCATGACACCTGAGAAGTTGTCCTTACCGGACTTGCTGGCGATGGCGATTTCTCCGTCGAGCACGAAGTTGTCGAAGCCACTCTTCGCCGCCCGAGCCACGACCCGCTTCACCACGTCCAAGACCTCGAACTCAATTCCGTCCCGACTGTAGCAGGTTACGCGACCGGCTTCGACGACGGTGACGCAGCGCACCCCGTCCAGCTTGCGGCTCGCATACCAAGTCTGGCCGGCGAACTCCCAAACACGCTCGCCGTCCCATGTCTCGCCAAGGGCCACACTGAAGTCGCGAATGCGAAATGCGGTGTGCTTCTCCACCAGCGGTGCCATGGTGCTGAGCCCGACGTGGCACTGGAGGTCCTTGCTCAGAATTCGCTCGGCAACCCAACGCACTGAAGAGGGCAGCGCCCGGACGGTGTTCTTCCATGCTGCAATGGCCGCGTGCCCTGTGAGTTGGCGCTTCTCAAGTGCGTGCAGGCATTGCAGGAGCGGGAGGGGTGTTGAGCTTGCGGCAGGCACCTGCGAGTTTGCCACCGTGTCGGACGTGAGGTAGAACTGACGGTAGCGGTCGTAGACCGCGTCGATGTAGGGCAGGAGTTCCAGGGCCTGCTTTCCCTGCAAAGCCTCCTCCAGGAGTTGCTTCTTTTTCTTGCGCGAACTGGTCGCGGCCAGTGCGGTGACTAGGGTTGCAAGCGACTCCAGAATTTGGACTTCAGAACTCATGCGAAATGGGTTGGCTCAAGCACCTCGAGGGCTTGGGCTAGGGTTGTAAAGCAGATGGTGTGCTTCTGCGTCGCCCGCCCTTCGCCCAGCCGTAGGTTTACAGCCACTTGGCCGAAGGGTCGGCAGGCAGTCAGGTCCCCGCCCTTTTCCCGCATTGCTATCACGAAGGCGCGGGGGAAGAAGAACACGGCCTGACGGCTGTCGCGGCGGGTGATGAGGCCCCAGTAGGGTGTCCCCGCTTGGCTTGCCGAGCGCGCAGCCTGCTCCACGAACTCCTCGAACTGCGTTTGCCCCTGGTGGGGAGAGCGGTCGATAATGTCCGCAAAGGACTTCCGGCTGTATCCCCGCTTCAACTCCAGCGTGATGGTGTCGAGCAGGCGTTTACCAATCGGGTCAACGCAGGCGATGTCGCCGTAGCTTCCAAACGTGCCCTTGCCCTTCTTGCTGCGATTGGTTGCGCGACCACCACTACCAGCGCTCCGCCAGAAGATGTCGTCTCGTTTACCCGAGGACCACCAGCTCGAGAGGAGCTTGCAGAGCTGACGTTCGAACGCGGAGCCTTTGCTGGACTTGCTCATGGTTTATTTGGATTCGGTAGATGGGTCCCACAGCGTGCGCCTGCGGATGGAGCGGCTGGGAACTGGAGCGTGGTCGCGCAGGCTCTTCATTCCCAGCTCATCAGCAACGCGAGCCCAGGCCTCAGGGTCAACGCTGTCTTCCTGGATTTCAAAGTTGGGCGTTCCGGCGTAGGGCAGCTTCACGAGGGTCTTGTTTCTCTCGAACCTCCGCTTGCCCTGCTCGCTCTCGATACGCTGGCAGACCACGCTCGTGGGCTTCAGCTCCCCGCGCAGATACTTGATGGCCGTTTTCTCCCCGACGCCGGGCACGCCACTAACCTCGTCCGACGAGCATCCGGAGAGCGCCTTCACCTTCCACCACCACTTAGGCCACACGCTGTATTTCGAGATGAACGTGCGCTCCGACATCAGCTCCTGCTTGTTCGGGTTCCACTGCATTACCTTGTCGCCCCTTAGGAGCTGGTAGAGGTCGGCGTCTGCCGACACCACGATGGCCCCATCGCTGCGCGGCAGATTGCAGACAACCCGAGCGATGATGTCGTCGCTCTCATACCCTGGACTCACGAGCACGTTGCGGTATCCAACCTTGGGCAGATACTCATCGCGCAGTAAGTCGACCTGCCTGCGCATCTCCACCATGAGCATCTTCTCCTCCTCGGGGAGCTCCTTGCTGTGCCGCTTGCGCTTGTAGGGCGGGTAGACCTCCTTGCGCAGGTTCTGGCGGTGGTCGAAGCAGAACACGACGTGGGGTGTGTCGAACCGCTCGACCAGTGCACCAACGTCACGGAAGAACCCATAGAGCACGCCGGTCTTGACCTCCTTATGGGTCAATCCGGGCATCGAGTGGAATGCCCGCCATGCCAGGAAGTTCGAGTCCAGCAGAAGCCAAGTTCGCTCACGCATCGGCTTCGGTCTCCTGTTCGGGGGCTTCGGCTGCCCGCCCTTGCCCGTAGCGGGGTTTTCTGGGAACGACGCAAGCTGCCTCAATGGTTTGCCAAACCTCCGCCACAATGCCCTGCAATTCGGTCTCGAGGTTGTTCTCCTCAACGTAGGCGACCAGCGAGTCGCGCGAGCCGGTCACCTTGAACTCTTTTGCTAGATAGTTGGTGCCTTCGTCGTCACCTTCGCTTCGCTTCCAATGCTTCTCCTCAATCAGGTAGTCGATGTTGGCTCCAACGTCGTCGAACCCGAAGCTGTGGTAGATGGGGATAAACACGGTTCGGTCTTTGCCGGTGAAGCGGTTCTTCTTGATGCGGACCTCCGAGAGGATTCCGATGGTGCGGTCCTTGCCCTTCACCTTCTTCTTAATCTTCTCCTTCACCGAGGTCCAAATCTCGGCGGTCGCGTAGAACTTCAGGGCGCGACCACCGCTTGCCTTCTTGGTCTCAAACCCGAAGCCAAGGTTGTCGCGGGTCTGAGACAGCACGATTAGAATACTGCCGGTCTTCTTGAGGTCGGCAACGGCGCGACGCAGGTTGGTTGAATGGGTCTTGGCTTTGCCGTCGCCGTAGCTGCCTGCCGACTCCTTGCCCTTCTCGTGCGCAGCCTTCTGTTCCTCGAACTTCTCGATTTCGGACTCGCTGCTCAGCCCGTTCTCGGAGTCCAGGATGTAGATGAACGGTCGGTTCCTGGCGACTGCCCGCTTGCTTGCGTTGTCGAGGTTGTAGTAGAACTCACGGTCGGTTCTTGAACACGTTGGGTTGCCCTCGTCGTCCTTGGCGGGGGCTCGCATACGCTGCGCGGCGGCCTCTCCGAAATACTTGGCGATGTCCATCAACGCACCGTCCTCGTTGTTATCGTAGTAGAAATCGTAGTTGGCGAAGTTCTTGTTGATGCTCGCTTCAGCTAGGCAAGTGAGGCAGAAGAACGTCTTGCCAGACGAGCTGTCCCCGACCACCCAGAAATACTTGCCCTTGGCAAACCCTCCGAAGAACTTGTTCGTGAGAGCAAGGTTCAGAAGGGTGCTTCCAGTGCTCAGCATGTCGGCGTTCTTAACCGTGGCGAGGGCTAGGCGCATTCCGCCGCGCAGGTCTTCCTTAGTGGTCTCTGTGGTCTTTGGCTTTTTCATGGGCTTCGACGGCAAAACCGCACCCCGTTGCTGAGGTGCGGTTGGTTGTGCCGTTACTGGCTGGTCTTACTCGTCGTCGTCCCAGTCGTCGTCCTTGGGCGACTTGCCCTTGCCCTTCTTAGCAGGCGGGGGAGCATCGTCGTCGTCATCGTCGTCAGGCGGCGGGGTCTTGGACTTCTTGGCCGGAGGAGGCGGAGCGTCATCGTCATCGTCGTCATCCGCAGGCGGAGCGGCCTTCTTGGACTTCTTAGGCGGCGGGGGCGTGTCGTCATCGTCGTCGTCATCAGCCGGAGGCGGGGTCTTCTTGGCCTTAGCTGGGGGCGGCGAGTCGTCATCGTCGTCATCCCAGCTATCGGCGGCGGGCGCGGGCTTGCCCTTCTTAGTAGGCGGCGGAGCGTCATCGTCGTCATCGTCGTCGGCAGGTGCCGCTTTCTTGGACGACTTGGCCGGAGGGGTGTCGTCGGCATCATCGTCATCGTCTTGGACTTCTTGGCGGGGGGCGGCGGAGAATCGTCATCGTCATCATCGTCATCGTCGTCATCCGCGGGAGCCGCCTTCTTGGCCTTCTTGGGGGGCGGAGCGTCCTCGTCGTCCTCGTCCGAATCATCGTCCGCGGGGAGCGCCTTCTTGGCCTTCTTGGGGGGCGGAGCGTCCTCGTCCGAGGCCTCGTCGGCTTCGGTGTGCATGAGAATCGCCTGAAGCTCCTTGTAGGGCTTGATGACGAGAAGGTCGTCGAGGCAGGGGAGCTCGTCCAGCATGTCGGCCGAATACTGCTCCTTGCGTTGCTTGAACAGCACGCTCTCGACCAACGCGAACGGCTTGCCCTTGCCCATCGACTTCTCGACGACCATGAGCTTGAGGCTCAGGCCCTTCGTGAGGTGGTAGAACAGGTCGAACCCGTCGTCCTCGTCCGAGTTCTTGAGAACCGAGTCCAGCACTTTGCCGAACAGGTGGTAGCTGACGTCCCAGAGCTGGGGGCCGGCTTCGCGGTCGGCGTGGTCGATGACGAGGAACAGTTGGCGCTCGCTGGGACGCAGGCTCTTCACGAGGTCCTCGTCGGCGTCGGGGTTGCGAGCGAGCTTGGCGCGGTATTCGCAAACGGGGCACTTCTCGCCGGAGGTCTTGGCAGGGCAGACGTAGGAGTCCTCGTTCGGCCCGAGGCTCTTGTGAACGTGGAACGTGCGCTCGTAGTGGACTTCGCCCTCCTTGGCGAAGGGGTTGCCCTTGCCGACTCGGAAAGGCAGGATGTCGATGGTCTTGGTCCCAGCGGACTTGAGCTTGAAGCGCTTCATGCCCTCGGGGACTGCGACGGTCGTGGATTCGAATCCAGACGTGTGTTTATCCGCTCGCTCGCGTGCGCTGCGGTATGCGGGTTCTTCTCTGCGTGCCATGATGGTATCTTTGGGTTGTGGGTTGCTGTTCTTAGCGTTGGTCCGACTTCTCGTGGAGAGTAGCCAGACGCCGGCCACGTGCGAGCCCGACTACGCCGAGCTTGCACGAAAGGAATACGCTGACTGGCACTAGAACCAGTAGCGTGAAAGTGAGGGTCAATATGGTTTGCATATCAGTCCTCGTCATTATCTGCGTCCTCGCGTCGCTTACCGAGGCGGCGAACGGCTGCTTTGGCCTTCTCCTGAAGACTCTCGTGGGCCTCCCGACCCATCTGGGTCTTGGGGCGTGCTGGGGTGGAGAAGTAGTTCTGCCCATGCAGTTCAACCAGCATTGTCAGAGCGCGCTTCTTGTGCTCCAGCGCGGTGACCGCCGCCTGCGCGACGTCCATGGAGTGGCGAGCATCCAGCAGAGCGCGCTGGGCTTTTCGGAACTCAGGGTCCTTGGGAATCGCCGAGGCGATTGCCTTCTCGCTGAGCTTGTCGGGGTCCAACCCTGCGCGCTCCGGCTTGAGGCGTATCTTGGCCGCGACCTCGCTCTCCATGAGGTCCAGGGCAATCTTGGCTTCGTCGAACTCCAGCCGAGCGTCTGCTAGGCGCACGGCGTAGTCGTTGTAGAGTTCCGGCTGGCGAAGCCATTCTTCGTCCAGCCGGTCCTCGTCGATTGATAGGAATGTTTTGGGCATCGGCTTATTTTCCCTGAGTCACAACCTCGTAGCAGGCGAGCACCAGTCCGGCGCTCTTGCTGTCGTAGAAGTTGCGCTCGAACGCCTGAATCATAAGGGCTGCGCGGGGTGCCAGCTTTCCTCCGCCAAGGAGCACGCTCTTGGCGTAGCCCAGCACCATGTGGCGCAAGCCTTCGGGGTCTTCGTCGGCCAACCCCTTCAAGAGCTTGGCAACGTCGCTCCAGTGGGTGCCTGGGGCAAGCATTGCCCTGGCCAGCTCGATGGCCTTGGGCTTGATGTTGCTGCGCGAGAGCGCATCCAACCGCGCCTCGGCGGGCAGGTGAAGCACTTGGTTGAGCAGAACCAGAACCTTGCGGGCGCTGCCCTCGCCGTGCTCCACGATGGCGTCGAGCAGCTCCTCGCCGAGGTCACTCACGCCTTCCTTCTCGGCGACGTTCTTGCAAAGCTCGTAGACCTCGCTCGGCCCAAGGGCGCGAACGCGGACCTCGGTGCAACGGGTCTTCACCGTAGTGAGCAGTTTGTCGGGGTCGGTTGTGGCGAGGAACAGATACACGTGCTTGGGCGTGTCCTCGAGAATCTTAAGGAAGGCGTTCTGCGCATCGTTGGAGAGCTTGTGAGCCTCGTCTATGAACCAGATGCGAACCTTGCCGGACATCGGTGCGAGCTGCATCCTGGAGCGGACCTCGCGCACCATGTCGATACCTCGGAAGTCTGCGCAGTTGATTTCGGTGTAGTCCTGCTCGCCGCACTGCAACTTGTTCTTCAGGATGCGCCCCAGGGTTGTCTTCCCGCAACCGCTTGGGCCGGTGAAGAGAATGGCGTGGGGGATGGAGTTGTTTGCGACAAAGGTGCTCAGGACCTTTACCGCTTCGGGTTGCCCCAGCACGCCCTTGAACGTCTTGGGGCGATGGGTCTTGTAGAGTTCGAGCTGGGCTTCGACTTCTGGTTTGGCTGTGGCTTGTGGTGTGGCGGGTGTTTTCATGCGTTGCGGATGTCTTTGATGTGATGTAGAAAACCGTCGTGGTCCGAGAACGTGCTCTTGGTTCCATCGGCGGCCTTAAAAGTGTATACGCCCTGGCTGAAGTCGACCACCTGCTTGTCATACCAGGTGGCTCCGGGCGGGGTGATCTCGTTCTCGATGTCGAGGGGAACAATGAGCCACGGGAACTGCTCCTTGATGTCCTCGGTCATAACCTGCCGAACGATGTTGAGGTAGTCGGTCAGCTCGGGGATGTAGACGTCGGCGATAAGCGAGTCATGGATTTGCCCAACGACCAGCGTCCGCATCTTGCGCTTCTTAAGAATCTTGTTCACCCGAATCAGCGCCCAGAGCAGGCAATGAAACGCAGCGCCCTGCACGGGGTAGTTGATGACGTCGTTCTTGGCGAGCAAGCCCTGCACGCGGAACCCCGAATAGATGTCGAAGTAGCCCTTGGTCAGGTAGGAGTTCCACCAGTCCTTCTTCCACTTGCCATAGACCGAGAACCGGCGATTCCAGAAGTCATACTCGACCTCCTTCATATGCGCCTCGAACGTCCCGCTCTTGGGCTTCTCGCCTCCGTCGCAGGCACCGCGCTCCTTGATACCGTTGCGCTTCAGGTGCTCGACGAGGGGCTTGCCGTCCGGTCCGAGCAGGCTTTGCTTCGCCATGCTCTCCCACATGGACTTCGCGTTGTTGACGTAGTAGTCCCCGTAGAACTGAGGGAACACGAACTGGTTCTTACCGCAGTGCCGGATTGCCTTGGCGCTCTTAACGGCCTCGCAGGCTTTCCACTCCTCAGGGGAGAGCTTGTAAATCTGCATCGACATATCGCGATGCATGTCCTTCGTGGTGTCCTTGATGTAGGTTATCATCACGGGGTCCCGATGGTAGCAGGCTGCGACCCGCACCTCGACACCCGAGTAGTCATTCTCCACCAGGACGTGCCCCTTGCGGGGGCGCAAAGCGCGGCGAATCAAGCGACCCTGGAGCTTGTCGCGCACCGGCATGTTTTGGAAGTTGGGGGCCTCGCTACTAGACCGGAACGTCTTGGCGGTGTTCAGGTTGAACACCGGATGCAGAATGCCGTTCACGGTCTCGCGCTGGATGCCTAGCAGGTAGGTCCCAAGGACCTTGTCATACTTGGAGTATCGGACGATGTCCTTTAAGACAGGCAGGTCCGTGATGTCGGAGAGCGCGGACTCGTCAACGCTGGGCGCCCCGCTGTCGGTCCGCTTCGTGACTGGGTAGCCCATGTCGCCGAACAGTAGGATGGCGAGCTGCTCGTCGCTGCCCAGCTTGGCTTTCTCGCCAAACCGGCGACGCCACATGCTCCACAGCTTAGTGTCTGATATCTTGCGGCGGAGCTCTCGCATCTCCGCCTTCACCTCGACAATCGTTTGC